ATCTCCTCTCCGTATTAACGATGAGGGCGATCACGAGATCTATGCGAAGCAGAAAGCTAAGGTACATACTAAGTCAAAGGGAACTCTTGAGTTCACCATTGCAGCAGTAGACAGCCAAGGTAAAAGAATAGGTATGCCTAAGATTGGCAGCGGTTCTACCCTCAAGATGGCAGTCGAGGTCAACACTTGGTTCGTTCCAAGTCAGGGCTTCGGATACACCTTGCGTCTACGCGCAGTCCAAATACTTGATCTCATTGAATATGGAGGTCAGTCGGATTTTGGATTTGGTTATAACGAGGACGGCTACGTAGGTAGCGGTGAATCCCTCAACGATGCCTTCGAAGTAGCTGATGAAGCGGAAACGTCCAACGCGCCGTTCTAAGTTCCGTTCGAAGTTCGAAGAGACAGTAGCCTCCGCCTTAAATGCGGCGGGGGTTACCCACTCTTACGAGTCGATGAAACTAACTTACACGAAGGAGTGCAAATACACGCCCGACTTCGTTTTAGACAATGGAATTATACTGGAGGTAAAGGGCTATTGGATAGCGTCAGACCGAACCAAACACCTGCGAGTGAGGGAAGCACACCCCGACCTCGACATCCGCTTTGTATTTCAACGAGCATCAAACACACTAAGCAAAAAGAGCAAGACCACCTACGGGGACTGGTGCGACAAACACGGGTTCCTGTGGTGCGAGAAAAAGCTCCCACACGAATGGACGATTTAACGGCAGTAGCCACACACCAACCTTGCCCCGACTGCGGAAGCAGCGATGCACTCACACACAACTCTGACGGAAGCACCAAGTGCTATTCCTGCGGTATCTTCACACCGAACAGAGACAAAACAAACACACCAACACAACACACAAAAATGGAAAATGTATCACCCTTAGGATTCGTAAACGGACAATTCATGGACATCGCCCCACGTGGCATCAACAAGGACACGTGCGTAAAATATGGTTATCAAATCGGAGAGCTTAACGGTAAGCCCTGCCACGTTGCTAACTATCGAAACCTAGATGGCACACAGGTAGCTCAGAAGTATCGGTTCGCTGATAAGAGCTTTCACTGTAATGGCTCTCCTAATTATTTCTTTGGTCAGAACTTGTGGCATAATGGTGGTAAGAAGCTAGTCATCACTGAAGGTGAGATCGACTGCCTTACTGTTAGCCAACTCCAAGGCAACAAGTGGCCAGTAGTATCACTTCCTAGTGGCGCTCAGTCAGCTAAGACAATCTTCAAGAAGCAACTCGAATGGCTCTCCTCGTGGCAGGAGGTCGTTGTAATGTTTGACGAAGACAAGGCAGGACGTGAAGCGGCTGAGAGTGTAGCCCACATCCTTCCTGCTGGTACTTGTAAGATCGCTCGGTTGTCTATGAAAGACCCGAACGAAATGCTTCTAGCTAACAAAGGAGAAGAAGTTATCCAAGCTTTCTGGAACGCTAAGGTATGGCGTCCCGATGACATTGTAGATGGTACTGAGTTGTATGACCGTCTTACTGTCCCCAAGGAAAACGATAGCATCCCTTATCCTTACTATGGACTTAACTCGCTCACTCACGGTCTCCGTAAAGGTGAGATTGTTACCTTCTGTGCTGGCTCAGGCATTGGCAAGTCGGCTGTATGTAAAGAGATTGCTCTACACGTCCTCAAGACTACTGATCGTAAGCTTGGTTACATCGCCCTTGAGGAATCCATTGAGCGCACTGCTAACGGCATCATTGGTCTGGAGATGTCCAAGCCATTGCACCTAGAGCCCTTTGAGCCTGATGCTAAATACAACGAGGCTTACAAGAAGACAGTCGGCTCAGGTCGCTTCTACCTGTATGACCACTGGGGTTCCCTAGACAGTGACAACCTACTTGGACACATCCGCTACATGGCTAAGGCTATGGATGTAGACTACGTGGTTCTGGATCACCTCTCTATCATTGTATCTGGTATGGGTGATGGTGACGAGCGTCGTATGATCGACAACACAATGACCAAGCTACGTGCTCTTGTAGAAGAGACTAAGATTGGTGTTGTACTTGTTAGCCACCTCAAGCGTCCTGAAGGTAAGGGACACGAGGAAGGTGCAGCGACATCCCTAGCACAACTCCGAGGCTCTGCGGCTATCGCTCAGCTATCCGATATGTGCATCGGCTTAGAGCGCAACCAGCAAGACGTAGAGAACCGTAACAGGACAACCCTGCGTGTTCTTAAGA